AGGTCTGCCATCAGCGACCTCCACCGAACAGGCGAGCCAGCTTCGCACGGCCTTCAGCAACGCGGGGGTCCTCGACGGTGTCGTTCTCCTCCTCAACGGAGTAGTTCTCCATGAAGGTCTTGAACTGTTTCTCGTCGGCGTTCATGGCGTTGCGCATGGCGATGGCGTGCTCCAGGATCTCATTCTTGCGGACATCCCGGCACTTGTCCATCAGCCGGGTGAGCGAAATAGCGTCGAGATCGAGGAGGTAGGCAGCGTCAAACTTGAACGCCACGACCGCTGTGACGATCGAGGTCTCTACGTCGCTGCAGAGCTGCTCGAACTGGTCGGCGAGGTCTCCTCGGTAGCCTTTCCGACTACGCGGAGCTTGCTTTGGACGGCCTCTTTCAGGGCGGCGGACGACATCCCCGCCCTCTCCATCAAAGGGGCGAAGGTCTTCTCGTTCACGCGCCAGATGGCCGTGAGGAGCTCCTGCAGGGTGTCGATGCCGAGGGTCTTGAAGAACTCGTCCGCTTCGGTGCTCGACGGTTCGGGCTGCTTCAACGCATCGCTGATCAGCGCCGCGAGCAACAGCTTCGAGCCGTCACCGAGCAGCGAGTCGATCAAGAGATCGACCGCGGCGGTGCGCTGCTCGTTACGAACCCGGATGGTGTCGGTCGAGACGGCCGACGACTTCACCTCGTGGAAGAAGTCCTCGCCCGTGCGGGACTGCTTTTGCTCGACGCCAGCATCCTTGTCGGTGTTGGCGAAGAGCGTGACGAAGGAGCGAAGCACAGGCTTCGCCACGACCCGCAGCTTCTGCAGCATGCTGGTCGAGGCGCGGAACACCTGCACTTCGGCACCGCCGATCGTGTGGGGTTCGGAGTAGCGGGTGAGGAACGGGAGTTTCAGGAGGGACATAGCGGGGACTTGCTAGTTGGGGATCAGGGGGACGGGTATGCGCCGAGGCCGGAGATGCGGCCGTAGGGGCTCGCTCCGATTGGCGGGGAAGCGATCGTGGAGGCGACGCCCGTGAAGGCCATCGAACCCCAGTCATCGCCGAGCAGCGCGAGCTCGCCGTCCGGGGACAGCTTGATCGCGAACAGCTCGTATTCGGTCTTGAGGTTGTTGTTGGGATTGTCCAACACGAACTTCAGGCCGACGGTGATGCCGGTCGAGGTCAGCGGCTTGATGATGTTCAGGGTCGTATCGAGACCCTGCAGACTGCCCGGAGGGTGGCGATCCACCGAGGGCTTCGCCCACGAGACCAAGAGCACGTCCGTGGCCGGAGCGAACGAGGCGCCCGGCAGAAGACGAACGCGGCCCATCGCGCGGTCGATCTCGTAGTCGGTGCCCAACGTCAGAGCGGTGCCTGATCCGGCGACGCGGCCGCCGCCCGAGGGATTCTTCTCGACGAGGATGGCCTGCGTTGCCTGCGGCTCGAATCCGTAGGCGCGCCAGGTGCCGCCGTCGATAGCGCCGGTCGTCACTTTGAACGGCATCTCCAGGTCATACCAGAAGCCGAGAGCTGTGGTGCCTGCGGCTCGCTTGTAGTTGCGGCTGTCGGGCAGAGCGCCGGTTCCGTCTTGGACAGGGCCGCCGAGCGCCCACGCAGCCGTGTCGTCGGAGTCGACGCACGCCGCGTTGAACAGCGCAGGCATGGTGCCGACGCCCGCGATCGTGATGCCTGAGTTACCACCCACAGCGTTGTAGCCGGTGGCAATGCCGCTCAGGAATGGCGCCTGGTTCAGGAGGTTCTGAACCTCATCGATCGTGAAGGCGATCGTGACCTTCGTCGAAACGGCGACCTCGAGGTCGATCGTCTTGACGCCGGTGAGGTAGGACAAGTGCTCCTTCTTCTCGCTCTCCTGGGTGAGCGTGAACGCGGTGCAGTTGCCGATGTCGCGCCAGCCACCGTCGGTGAGCGTGGTGCCGAACTCGCCCTTGAGGTAGAGCTTGCCGCGGCCGAGCAGGTAGTTGCCTGGATTGCCGCCGATGTAGTCGAGTGCCATAGTAGGGGTGTCTCCTGGGATCAGGCGTCAGCGTGGTAGTAGGCGCTTCCGACCGGCGACGTGGGGTAGCCGACCTCATTGCGCTCGGCAGACCCGACGAGGGTCATCGAGACATACTCATCGCTGATCAGCGTGAGGTCGCCGTCGGCCTTGAGGTTGACCGAGTGCAGGTCGATCAGCATCTGCTTGTCGCTGTTCGCAGCGTTGATCATCTTGAAGCGCAGGAAGCCGCTGATGCTCGTCTGGTTGAGGAAGTCGACGCGATCGAACGGCTGCTCGGTGCCTGCACCGTCCGTGTCGTAGCTGAAGAAGAGGTCGTCGCCTTCAACGTGCGTCGAGCCGGTAGACAGCAGGTGGATCGTGCCCCACTTGCGGTCCACCTCGTAGTCGGTGTTCTCGACCAGCGTGGAACCGCTCCGAGTGTTGGTCTTCACCGTCAGGCCCGTGGCGTTCAAGTCGAACAGACGCGCGCCGACCGAGTTGACGAGGTCGTAGCTGAAGCCCTTGTAGGCCGCGTCGCTGATTTTGATTTCGGTCGTGCCGGGCGTGGCCGTGCCGACGTCGGTGGCAGCGGGGTTGGTGACAGCTTTCGTCGCCGTGCCTGAGGTGAACAGGGCAAGGTTCTGGAAGTTGATCTCGTCCAGCGTCAGCGTGATGCCGAACTTCTGCGAGAGGATGATCTCGCGGTCGACCGAGCGGACGCCCGTGCGCGAGCTGAAGTGCTCGAGCAGTTCGGACGTGACGTTGACGGCGAAGGCCGTGCAGTTGCCGAGGTGGCGGAAGCCGAGAGGCTTCTTGGTCGTCGGGTCGAGAGCTGCGAAGAAGAGAGCACCGCGGCCGAGGACCAGATCCTGCGTCGAGGGCTTACCGGTAGTGTTTACACCAGGCATGTGTTACGTCCTCATGGAGAGGGGGAAGACAGTGAAAACGAACTCGGCCACAGCTCCTCGGTTGGGGCTCGATTCAGGCGTGGCGTTGTAGTCGGACGATACCAGCCGAGCAAGCAAGTTGTCCGCCAGAACGACGTTCGTGGCGTTCACCGCTTCCTCCCACGCTTCGTAAGAGATCATCTGGCCGGGGAACTCGATGCGCACGACCCAGGTCCAAGCCACGCGGTCGCTGCTGAAGTTGCGCCGGCTGCGCGCATCGAACTCGCTTTTCATCTGCACCACGGTGATGCCGGCCGGTGCGATCGGCTTCGTCTCGTTGATGGCGAGCAACCCAGTCTGGTTGTCCAGCAGGCAGCCGTAGAAAGGCCCTTTCAGGACGAGGGCTCGCAGGCCGTCGTGGATGATCTTGTGCCTTAGAGCCATGACATGCTGGCCCTCCCGACACCCTGCCAGAGAGTCCCCGCTCCTTGAAGCGCCGGGAGAGCCATCAGATCACTTCGCCGGAGAACAAAGAGTCCCCCGGGTTGAAGAACGCGTCGGGGTAGAGCGTGGCGATCTGGCTCGCTCCGATCTCGCCCGAGAGAAGCATCGTGAGGCCTTCACGGATCTCGTTCTCGAGGCGGGTCAGCTCCGACTTGGTTTGGAGGTAGCTGCCCTCGCGGAAGGCCGCTTCCTGGTTCCACGACTGCACCGTGTTGGCGCCGTCCATGAACATCACCGGCATCACGCGCAACAGCTCGGCGCGGACCATCTTCACCTCGACCGAGCTCGCGAGCGCGCGGGCGATCTCATCTGCGGTGGACGGTTGCGTCGAGAAGGGCTTGGCCTTCGTGGCGTTCACAAGATCAGCACCGAGGGCGGTGAAGAAGTTCACCCGCGCGTTGCGGATGGCCTCGTCGATCTGGAACTTGGCGTCGTTCGTGTCGGGGACCTGGCTGAGGCGCAGGGCCTTCAGCAGGTCGTCCTTCGTGCGGACGAACAGCGGCTGCACGGTGGTCGGCGACGTGGGCGAGACACCCCACGCCTGGAACATCGCTAGGGCGCAGTCGATCGTGCCCTGCGTGTTGAGGTGCAGGCCGTCGTTCGTGCCGAACGGATCAAGGTCGACCAGTCGCACGTCGAGGTTCTCGTCTGCCCAGGCTTGGAACTCAGCGCGAAGCACGACGGTCTTGCCATCGGCCCACGGCGCCGTGGGGCTGCCGATGCGCGAGGTTGGCACCGCCAGGATGACCTTGACCGGCTGGTCGGCTCGGACCATGCCGAGCGTCTGCGCGTGGTCGATGTAGCGGCGCACAAGCTGCTTGATCGACGGCACCACCTCAAGGTGGTCGTTCAGGCCGAACGGCAGGATGAGGTCGTTGCTGCCGAGGCAGATCGCGATCGTGTTCAGGCGAGGAGCCTTGCTCTGCGCACGAAGCGACTCGGCCCCGCGGGTGAGCCAACTCAGCGACAGGTCGCACAGCCCATTCGTCGTAGCGGGGTGCCAGTCGAACGTGTAGCTGTCTTGCAGCGGGCCGATCGCGTAGACGCTTCGCTCCGGGTAGGGAGCAGCGTGCGAGCCGATCTGCGTGACCTTCGAGATGTAGATGTCCTTCCCGAAGTGGTTGCGGAGGTGGTTGCCGAAGGGCACATCCACGCTGAGCAGGCCAGCGTTCGGAAAGTAGCTGACGAGGTTGTTGGCTCCGACCTGAGCGTTCTCCCACGTCTGCGTATCGCGGGCCCAGATCTTCACGCCGGGCTGCGCGCCGGTGAGGAACGTCGGGTGGGGAGGGATGCCGCTGCCGTCGAAGATGCTGTCGCCGAGGATGGCGAACACCTCGGCCACCTCGAGGCCGGTGTCGTTGATCGCCGCCGCGGGCAGGAACTTGGCAGGCAGCGCGTTGCCGAGCGTGATCAGCGACGCGGTGTCGAGGTGCAGACCGTCGGTGCAGGTGAGGGTGTTGGTCGACTGCACTGTGATGCGGAACAGCGGGCTCACGATCGCTTCGATCTGCGACCGTATGTTCGTGATGATGCCCTTCTGCAGTTCCGAGTAGGCCGACGAGAACTCAGCATGAGGCGCCACGACGGTGACCTCGAGAGGTCCTCCGGTCGATGCGTTGTAGAACGTCCCGATGTCTACGCTGGCCAACGCATCGAGGTCGACGCGCAGCGTGTTGATCAGGTCGAGCATGCGCGCTCCGTAGCTACGCCAGCCCACGCCGAGGAAGATCTCGGCGAGGAAGAGGCTGATCACGACGTGCTTGATCACGAGCGTGTCGCCGGCACCGGCTGCGGCTGCAGCCGCGGCCTTCACCTGCGCGAGCATACCGGAGTAGGCCGTCGTGTCGCGGGCGAGCGGATACCAGCACGGCCGGAGCGTGCCGGCGGCCGAAGTGCCGTCGGGGTTGCGTCGCAGATCAGCGTAGGTGAGGGTGCTGTCCGTGACGCAGTATTTGATGTGGTCTACGAACCCGGTCGGGATCGTGGCGAGCATCGCAGCGCGCGCCCGCACCTCAGGCCCGAACGTGCTCGAGCCAGGGGCGACGGTGTCGGTGTTCGTGCCCGGGAGGAGGTTCTCCCAGGCTTGCGTCTGGATGTTCCAGATGCGCGAGTTGGTCTGGACCCCGTCGTAGCCGTAGCTGACGAGGTCGCTGGCCGGGCGCGTGGACTTCATCAGCTCGTCGCCGAGCCAGAGGATCACAGAGCGCGCGGCCAAGGATCAGCTCCCGGCCTTGAAGTCGGTCGACATGAAGAGGATCGCGTCCTCGCGCGACTCGAACGGCTCCACCTCGCGGGCGAGCTCTTGCGCGCGACCGGCGATCTTGAGGTTCAAGACGTCGAGGGAGTCCTTCTCCAGGGTCTTCGGGTCGAAGGCCCAATCGGGCGTGGTGACCACGCCGTTGAAGGGCTTCGTCCCGAACTTCTCGTCCAGCTTGGCCTGCTCGGCTTCGAGGGTCGTGACGTCGCCGGCCTTCAGCAGTCGGGCCAGCTGCGCTTCGTCGAAGAGATCCTTGGGGATCTTCGCACCGACCGGGATGTCCCCGGTCGGCGTGAGGAAGGTCACTGCGGCGAAGTAGTCGATCACGGCGTGACCTTCAGGTTGTAGACGGCGCCAGGACGACGGAGGAACGGCAGCGGCCGCGAGTGCAGCAGTTGGACGTAGACCGGCGGGTCCTTCTCCTTCCAGGCCTTGGCGAACCGCCGGCCGACGAAGAGACCTTCGTCGAACGCGTCGTGGTCCGGGATCGCGCCGTAGAACCACTGGGCCTCGTTCGACGGCGAGGTGTGCAGGAACACCGCGTTGTCGGCCGAGATGTAGTCCGTGAGCGTGCCCGTGCCGTCCGCGCTGTATTGCGCGGCGTATTCCCAGAACTCGATGCCGGCGTAGCGACCGAGGTAGATCACGCCCGACTCGTTGAACTGCGTCTGCAGGTCGAGGGAGCCAGCCGAGAGGTTCTTCGTGTCGAGGTCCGCGCGGACCTTGGCGTTCTGGCGGAACAGCAGCGACGCATTGCTGCCGAGCACGCACACGTTCGGCGTGAGCTGCTGGTAGCGTGCCATCGCCTTCTTGACCGCGTGGATGTCCGCGGCGATGTCCGCCGTGGCCCAAGACGTCGACACCGTGCCGACCATCGAGGTGTCGCGCGGGATCGAGACCGTGAAGTTCGCCTGCTCGGCGACTTGGTAGGTCAGCGTAATGAAGCCAGCCGTGCGGCCGTTCAGCATCTGGCCGACCATCCACTCTTCGCGACGGTCGATCATGTCGGCGAGGGTCTGCGCGTCTTCGGCGATCGCCGCAGCGCGTGCAGCCTGCACAACATCACCGCCCGTGATGAAGATGCCCGTGCCTGGCAAACGACGGAGGAACGCGCTGTAGGCGTCCATCGGCCGCTTGATGCGGATGTTTGGGCACGAGACGTTGCCCAGCCGGATCGAGTTGCCAGGGACCGACGTGGCCTCGGCGTTGACCTCGACGAAGGGCGCCATGAGCGTGTGACCCTCGCGGTAGCCAAGCTCGGCGACTTCGGTCGGCAGGTTCTGCGTCCGATTGCCGAACATGAGCTGCTTCAGGAAGCTCGTCTTCGGCTTGATGTTGGAAAGCACGGTCGACTGGTAGGCCCAGGAGAGCATGCCCGTGGTAGTGGGGAGTGCCATGTTTGTTCAGTTCTCCTGGATCACAGGGTGAGGGTGAGACCGTCGAAGTTGATCTGACGGTAGGCCGTGACCGAGGCGCGCATCGAGGTGCGCCAGCTGGCCAGGGTCGGCGTGGTGGCACCGGTCGGCATGACGCCGAGGCCGCCAGCGACGAGAGCGTCGTCGACATGGATCTGGCCGCGGATCATGACCGTGCCGTGGACTTCGCCCGACGCGTGCAGCGTGACCGGGCTCGGCCACACGATGCCGTGGATCTGCTCCACGTTGTTGGTGGGAGTGCCGGCCGGGACCGACAGGACCGCGAAGCCGCTGGCGGTCTCGAAGTAGACCGGGCAGCCGACCGGCAGCGTGACGCTACCGGTCTTGAACTGCTTCACGACCACGGCGCCGGGGCCCGGAGCGGGCTGGATGCGCGGCAGCGCGCCGCGCGTCGCCTCGCTGTAGAGTTCGTTCGTCTGGAGAGCCATAGGTGGTTACCTCACTTGGCCGCCGCGAAACCGCGGGCGACGTTGATGGTGTTGGCGGCTTCGAGAGCAGCCTTCTGGAGATCGGCGATCGTCTCGACGCCACCCTTGGCGACGGGAGCAACCACCGTCGGACCACGACGGCCCTTCACGATCGGGGAGTCGACGACGCCGTCGGCCTCGTCTTCATCCTTCCACGCCTTCTGCAGTTCCTGGAGCGCAGCGCGGTATTCGCGCACGCTGGCCGGGTCGGCGAAGTCGGTGCTCTTCTTCAGCTCGAACGCCTCGAGAGCGCGCTCGTGCAGCTGGAGCTGGCGCGGGTTGCTCGAGTCGCCCTTGAACACCGGGGCTTCGTCAGCCTTCGGAGCCGGGGGAGCGGGAGGAGCCGGCGGGGCCGGAGGCGTCTCCGGCTTGAGAGCCTTCGACAGGTCGGCCGTGAGCGTGGAGAAGCCGTCGGAGATGGCCTTCTGGAGGGCCTTGAGTTCTTCGGGAGTCATAGCGGGTTCGGGAGTTGGGGTAGGCGTGGGCGGGGTCGGTGCAGACTTCTCCGCCTCAACGAGCGCGGTGCCGCCCATCGACACACCCGCCCATTCGCCGGAGCGATACTTCTTGCGCAGGTCGGGGTCGTGGATCTTGATGACGGTGGCCCAGCCCCCAGTCAGATCCACGTCCTTGCCCTCGGTGTCCTTCCAGCCGTGGAACCGCGTGTCGGTCTTCTGGATCAGGAAGTTCTCTGCGATGTGCGCGCGCTCGCGGGGCACCGGCTTGCCGTCGTGGTTGATGTCCACGCCAGCCCCGTTCGGGATGAAGCCGTAGGCCATCTCCTTCACGACCGCAGCGTCGGCGATGTCCCCTTGCGAGTCCCGCAGGTCTGGCGCATACACCACGTTGAGCAGTTCGCCTGACTCGTCGAAAGACTCCGAAGCCTTACTGAGACAGCCGACCTCGAACGTGCCGTCGGCCTTGTAGACAGGGGCGAGTCGGTTGGCGCCCTTCGGAACCAACGACACGAACTTGATCTCGGCCTTGCGGATGCGACGTCGCATGTCTGCAGACTCGCCTCTTGCGCGGCCCTACGCAAGCCGGTAGGCTGCTCGGTATGGCTACTAATAGCGATGCTGCAGAAGATTTCCCCGGATCCAGAGGCTGCGGGCGCACGACCTCCATGCTCAAGCATGCCAAGGAGCTGGCCGACAGCGGCAAGAGGGTGCTGGTGATCCTGCACGACAGAGCCTTTCGGGACGACGTGGCCTACCTCAACGCCCACCAGAACATCTCCTACTCCTCTGTCGACAACCTTCAGAATCTCGCAGGCTGGCAGGGTCCGTGCTTGGTGGACCACAGAGCCTACGAAGTGATGCTGGGTGCCTTCGTTGGGGTTGTGGAAAGACAGGGAGAGATCGTGAAGCAGGTGTCCGCCAACCTCTCGACGCTCCTGGGCTTGTTGGAGAAGGTCGAAGATGCGGCTTCGAAAGCATCCTCCGCGGTCGAGTATGGCAAGGCTTGGGACCATGGCAGGAAGACCGTGGGGAACGTCAACGCCCTCTTCTCCATGGTGTCCCGGTGACCGCAGCTTTCTGCTGCGAGATGCGTCGCTACTTCCCGATGATGCTCCTGAAGAGCCCCGAGAACCTCCCTCAACCCGCCAACATCCTTGACTTCGTCCTCTTTACCGACTCTGGCGCCACCATCTACACCAAGTTCTGCCCCTTCTGCGGAAAGGAAATCGACCCGGGCCAAACTCGATTCAGAACAACGTTCAAGGATGGTCAGCCTGATTCGACAGACGACTCCCCGGATTAGCCACGCCGCGATCGCTGCTGAGATCGGCTGCTCGCGCGCCTGGGTCACCAAGATGGCCAAGCTGGACGGCAGCCTGCGGTTCACCGCGAGCAAAAACGCCCCGAAGAAGCTGGTGAAGACCCTCTACCTGCCGCCCTACAACCTCGGCGCGACCGAGATCGGGAAGCAGCTGAAGCTGTCCGAGACGTCCGTCCGCCGCATCCTGGTCCGCCAGGGCGTGAAGCTGCGCGGCCGCGGCGTGGTGCCTCTGATCACCCCGGAGGTGGAGAAGATCGTGCTGCGGCTCAACCGCGAAGGCTTCTCGGTGCGCGCCACCCTCGACTACCTGCTCGCCCGTGGCAAGAAGGCGTCTGACCAAGCTATCCGTGGAACCCTTCGCAAGAACAAGGTATACCTCGACCATGGCCGAAACAGACGACCTGCAGTTCCATGTGATCCACTACACGACCCCCGAGCTCCACGGGGAGTTGATTTCGGTCAAGAAGGTAGCGGAGTCGGTGATCCCGAAGCCGTCGCGCGGCAGGCAGAAGGGCCGCCAAGTGCACCCGTTCGACATGGTGAACGCGACGAGGCTGATGTTCTCGGTCAGCACGCAGCAGACCTGCATCCAGACGAAGCGGGACGCGACGGTGGGCCTGGGCTTCGAGACGGAGCAGGACCGGCAGAAGCGGTCGCAGATGAAGCAGCTGGACCAGACGCTGCAGAACGCCGCGGTGAGCGGGGACCCGAAAGCCTCGCCGGCGGACCCGAAGCCGAAACCTGTAGCGAAGGTTGATCCGCCCGCCCCGCCTGCTGCAGAGGGTGAAGGGGACGGCAGCGAGCCGAAGGTCAAGTCGAAGGTCGAGGAGGTGCTCGACCCGCTGACCGACTGCGGCTTCCAATCGCTCATGAACCAGGTCGGCGAGGACTACGAGAACACCGGCAACGGTTACTTCGAGGTCATCCGAGACACCCCCACCGGCCCTCCCACCGGCCTGTGGCACCTGCCCGCGCCGGCCATGTTCGTCTACTGGGAAGCCACCGACGACGGCGACTACCACTACGAGATGGACGACATCTCGGGGAAGACCGTCAAGTTCGCGCGCTTCGGTGACCTGGAGGGTTTGCGCTCCCGCCTACCCAACCTCGACGCGAACACTCGCATCGCCGAGGTCGTGCACTTCAAGATGCCCACGTCGTTCGACCCGAGCTACGGCATCCCTCAGTGGACCGCCGCAGTGACGTGGTTGGAGATGGCGCAGCAGGCGCTGCAGATGGAGTATGACTTCTACCAGAACCGAGCAGTGCCTGACCTGATCGCGTTCCTGATGGGCCGCAAGCTGCCGCCGAAGGAGTTCGAGGATTTCAAGAACCAGCTGAAGGCCACGATCGGCGCCGGCAAGCGGTTCCGCTCCCTCGTCGTGAACTTCTCCGACCCCGAGCTGAAGGTCCAGATCGAGCGCCTGCAGGAGACGGGCCGCGAGAAGCTGGCAGAGCTGTGGCCCACCCTCGAGCTCGCGATCGTGTCGGGGCACCGCGTGCCCGCCACGCTGGCCGGTATCCAGACACCCGGCAAGATGGGCGCGGCGAACGAGCTGCCGAACGCTCTGGTGGCCTTCCAGACGCTCTACATCGGGCAGCACCAGCGGATCTTCCAGGACGCGCTCGGCCTATCGCTGGGCTCGCAGGAGGCCGGCCTCGGCCTCGCACCGACTGACTTCCTGCTGCGCCGCATCACGGACAGCTACGACATGGGTCAGATCGACACCATGAGCCGCATGCGCCAGACGGCGACCGAGGCGCAGATGCAGGGCCGCAAGCTGGACCAGGGCCTCAAGGAGTGACCGAGAAGCTCACCACGATCGCTCGCCGCCTCGGCGAGCTGATGCGCGACGAGATCGCTGCAGCGGCTCCTGAGGGGCCCTTCGGAAGGCTGAAGAAGTCGTTCCAGGTGCGGGTGCTACCGACGAAGCCGGTGCGGGTCGTGGTCTACTCGATCTACTACTGGGCCAAGATCGTGAACGACGGGCGGAAGGCGATCTCGGGGAACAAGCAGATGCTGTTCTACCTCGACCCTGCCGACGACCCGCGCATCGAGGATGACTACCCGCGTGCCAAACGCCTACGGCGGCGTCTGACGAAGGAAGAGGTTGACGAAGGCCTGGCGGAAGGCACCCTCATCAGGACGTTCAGCGTCGGCGACGTGAGAGCCACGCGCTTCATCAACAAGGGCATCGAGAGAGGTCGGCCGAAGGCGTCGAAGGCGATGCAGCAGTTCCTGAAGGCTTCGATCCGCGACGTGCTGAAGCGTCAGCGATCGCCCGGGAACGTGACCAAGACGAAAATCACCGCGATGTTCGGCCGGTGACCCAGGAGGTAGGAAAAAGGGCCGGTAGCTCTCGCCTGCTACCGGCCCCAACCTCAAACACCATGCTCGCTCACTGATTCAACAGCTTGGCGCCGTAGAGCGCAAGCCCTACCGCGTCAGCTACGTGTTTCCAATCGCCCTGCTTCAGCTTGCCGGCGCCGGCGATGCGGGCGGCCTTCGCGCACCCGGACGGGTAGCAGTAGGGGACCTGACCGGTCGTCACCACGTAGCCGATGCCGTAGTGCTTGAACGACCTGCCCTGGTTCACCTTCTTCGGCTGCTGCTGCTTCCACTCGCGCGGCTCGGGCCAGGCGATGTTGGTGGACGGACTGAGCGACCCCAGGACACCTACTGCGACGCCGGCATGCTGCGCCAGATGCTTGATGTCGTTGGGGCTGACCTTGGAGCCCTCGTAGATGTCCTGGCCCTCCACGACCGCCAAGGCGGGGTTGTGGCGGCGCAGGACGGACTCCATGCCGACCACGAACTCCCGCAGGCTTGCCGGAAGGATGCCCACCTCGAGGATCTCGGTGAGCGTGACGATGGCGTAGGCCGGCGTCTTCGTGTCGGGGTCGAAGCCGAGGACTACTGGGCCAGCCATTTCTGGATCTCCGGCACGAGGTCGGCGTAGACCTTGTCGCCGAGGGCGGTCAAGGTCGGCGCGTCGTTGTCGAAGGGGATCACGCCGATGTTCGGCAGGTCCCAGTAGCTGCGGCTGTCGTGGATGAAGCTGGTGCCGGGACGGCTGATGCGGATCTGCAGCGTGGGATACATGGCAGCCACGGGGCGCGCTTCGTGCGGGAAGCCGCTGTCTGTGAAGATGCACAGCTTCTGGCGGATCCGCTCCATGTTCTTGATCTCGTCGAGAGCGCACTCGCCGAAATACTCCTGGCCGAACAGCGGCTTGCAGAACTTCTCGCTGTAGGCGATCGCGACCTGCCGCGGCGTGCGGCCACTCAGGAACGGGTGGGGCTCGTCCTTGTTCACCTCGGCCATGCGGATGCCGTAGGTCTTGAACATGAACTGGATGATCGGCTCAGCGAACTTCAGCCGCACCGTTCCCGGTGGCAGCTTGTTCCACAGCTTCCTGCCGATCTCGTCCTTGCCGGACCGCGGCGGGCCGTTCAGCAGGAGGACCTTCACTTGGCCGCCTTGACGACGTTGTAGCTGGCCTGCAGGAGCGTGGCGCGGCCCTCTGGGACGACGTCGGTCTGCCCTACGACGAACTGCGCCTTCAGCTGCTTCAGCGTCAGGTTGGTTTCGACTTCGAGGGTGATGACTACCTTGCGAGGCTTCTTCACTTCTTGCCATCCTTCGTCAGCCAGCAGCCGACGGTGTTCTTGTCGCCGAGGCGGACCGAGAGCTTCGGCTTCTTGCCGAGGCGGCGGGTCAGCATCGCGAAGAGGCTGATGTAGAGGTTGTGGGCGTAGGTCTGGTCCTTCTGACCGGCTGGGACCTTCAGGACGACTTCGCCGTCCTTCTGCAGTGTGTCGGCGATGCCGGCATACTTGCTCACACGACTCGAGGGCTTGGGAACGAACTTCATGCTGACTTCTTTGTGGGCTGCCATGGGATCAATCGCTTGTTCTGGTCGAACGTCGGGGACGCTGCTTTGTTCCAGCGGAACATCAGAGCCGGCTCGGCGCCGACCTTGACCTTGGTCATGATCTCCGACATCCCTTCGCGCCACAGCCGAGCCGCTTCGAAAGCGCGTTCGTGGGTGTAGGCATCGAGCGGGATCTGGAGGATCACTTCGTCGTGGATGAAAGCCACCTGATGGCACGCGCCGAACAGGCAGCTGTCTGCTGCAGGGTCATACATCGCCTCTGCCAGTTTGAAAAGAGCAATCTTAGCTCCTTCTGCCGTGGCCGTCTGTAGAGCGGCACCGTTAGTCGCCTCCGTGTAGTAGCAGTTCCTACGAAGCGTGCCGAAGGGGGAGACGTATTGGTAGCGGGGATCGCCGGCGTCGGACCATTCCAGGTCGACGCACTCGCGCAAGACCCAGCGGAAGTAGGCCTCGAACTCTGGGTAGGTGACGAGCCACTCGGCCTTCAAGGCCTTGGCCAGCTCCACCGCGGCGTCCATCGAGCCTGCCATCTCGATCATGTCCACACCGAAGGTGCTCTTCGCGTAGCCCACGAATCGCTTCGCCCCGAGGCCGCCTGGGAAGCCGAGGCCAGTGGGCTTCGCGAAGGTGCGCCAGTGCTTGTAGCGTTTCTCGTCCAGCTTCTTCAGGGCCAGGAACGTCTGGTAGTTCTCATCGTTGTCCCTCGACCACTTGAACTCCGGGTCGAGACGGCGGGCGAGAGCTGCCCCCAGGTAGGCGTGCGGGTCGTAGCCGGAGTTGATGCGGTCGGCGAGCACTGACTGCCCGAACAACGTCAGGCACTTCTGCGCCGCCGAGACCAGCTCGATGAAGTCGTAGTCGATCGAGCACAGCACCGTTCCAGGGTCGGCGATGTAGGCCTCGCGCACGCGAGGGTCGATCTGCTGGATGTTGGCAGCTGGGTAGGCAGGGTTCTTGTCCTTCTTGCTGTTGCCGTAGCTGCTGACCCGGCTGGTCTTCACCAGGATGTTGTATTTGGGGTGCACGCGGCCTTGGCGCATGCGCGGCAGCTCCGTCGTGACGAGCTTCTGGATCTCGTTGCGGGCGATGTATTCATCGAAGATCGGGTCGAGGCCCTTGAGCTCGACCTGCACTTCCTCGGCGTAGCTGACGAGGCCGGTGTCGGTGTGCACGATCGGGATGTCGAACTTCTCGCTCACCTGCTCGACGTGGGCCCGCAGCATGGCGGTGTTGTAGGACGCATCCTCGCCGGCGGTGAACTTGATGCCCAGAGCCGTGAGGCGTTCGACGTGCGGCGTCCAGTCGGGCGGCGCGGAGCCGAGGATCTCGACGGCCTTCTTCTGCAGGCGGGTGTGGGGGCGTGGCGGCTCCGAGGGGCGCAGCAGGCCGTGCTTGATGAGGTTCTGGAAGTGCCGCTCGTGGAACCGCTCCGACATCTCGGCGAACAGCTTCTCGACCATCTCGGAGTCGACAGGGAAGCCCCACGCCGAGTTCAGATAGAGCGCCAAGCTCGCCCGGGCGTGCAGGAACTGCGCGCGGAGCAGGTGCGCATCGGCGTCCTGCGCGATGTGGATGGCCCGCCCATTGACCGAGTCGTCCCTGGAGTAGGCGAATGCCTCAGGCGGGTATTCGCTGGCTGGGATGCCGTCCAGGATCTCGTAGTTGGTGCGCCAGCTGTCGTCGCGATCCTTCTCCTCGCTGCGGTCGATTCCGAGGTGCTTCTTCTCGAGGTCGGCCTGGGAATATTTGAGCGGGGACTTGGCGCCGTTGGGCAGGAACGCGAACTTCAGGTCGCCAGTCGTGCCGAGGTTCTTCAGCTGCTCGCGGATCTGGATGTCCGTGATCCGGTCCTCGCGGTAGGCCTTGAAGAGCAGCGGCGCCAGCTTGGGGCGGTGCTGCAGGATCACCGCGGCGTCGTAAGCGCCGTTCGCCGTCGTGATCAGGTCCTGCTTGAGGGTGTGCTCGAGCAGGTCATCGAAGCCTGACTCGCACGTCGCCACGACGGCTGAGTCCTCACCGTCGCAGTAGGACAGGCACACCGGCTTCGGGGCGAGGTTGCACGGCCCGAACCGATAGGTCTCCAGGTCGAAGCAGACGATCACTGCTGCTCCTCCCCAAAGAACGGCTTCGCCGCGTAGTAGACGAAGCCTAGGAAGAGGCCTACGGCCAGAGTAAGCATCGCAGCTACGACGGGGTTCATAGGCAGGTCAGCTTACTGGCAAAGCTGACCCTTGTCTACAGGAACCCCACGCGAACTCCGAGGCCGAGGTAGGGGATCTTGGCCGTCGAGCCGCCCCCACTGCCCAGGGACGTCGACCAGTTGCCCGTGGCGACGTTCTTCCAGGCGCCGCGGGAGGCCGCGACTGCGCCGGTGTGATACCAGAACGGCGGGGCGTCCTGCAGGCCGCTCGCGGTTCCCCGGTTGCCAGGGCTGGGCGAGTAGTCGAACGGCGTCACGCCCGGCTCAGTGTTGAACCACGCGCCCGTCGAGGGGTTCGTGCCAGGCGATGCACCGGCGATGAAATGGCAGCTGTGGATGAACGTCCCGACCGTGGGCACCGCGTTGCCGTTGCCGAAGACCACGTCAACGAAGTTCGTGCCGGCGAACGACCCCGCGAAGTTGACCGTGTTGCTGTTGATCGACAGGAACGAGAAGATGCAGTCTTTGAGAATGACCGGCCCGTTGTCGAAGTCGAACGCGCAGGTGCGCAGCGAGCTGTGCGATCCGTCCGACAGGTTCTTCAGGACGCAGCGAGTGAGCGCGAGGTTGCTGCCGACCCAGCTTCGCATGTTCTCGCAGTCGTAGACTCGGACGTTGGTGAACGCCGCACCGACGTGCGGTCCATACATCTGCAGCCCGTCCGTGTGGATCACGTCGATGTAGCGGTTCCCGCCAACCAACGTCCCGGTATCCATGTTGAAGCCGGCACTGCCGACCTCGGCTACCGCGCTCGCGTTGTTGAGGATGCAGTAGGGTCGCCCGAATCCGTTCAGCCCGCCTTCGAGTGCCGCGAACGTGCCGTTGTTGGCTCCGCTGGTCGCGCTGCTCACCGTCACGCCCCAGCGGGTCGAGCCAACGAGATGACCTGCCGCGGTGCCGAAGTCGTTCGGGGTTGAGTTGGTAGCCTCGATGCGCATCTTGCCGGTGTGAGGCCCAGACGCTTGCACGGACACGGTGACGTTGGCGCCAGCAAGTTGTGAAAAGTTCGGGTTCGTCTGGATCAGGCCGTCGAGGCGCCCGGCGGTGTAGCGAATGAAGTGAAGCTCGCCGTTGCTGATTAACGGGTTCACGCCGAGGTCGTTTGACGTCTGGAGCGCGATGCCGAGGAACTTGTCGATCGAGAAGTTGAACAGCGACGAGTAACCCGCGGGTCCGCGCGCCACACCCTTCCACTGCCCGCCCCACGAGTTGCGCACACCGCGGCTGGTGCCGTTGAGGGCGATGTCAGCGCCGCCGCTGCCATACTGCTCGTAGTCGACGTGCGCGTTCGTGTCTGCCGGCGTCCACTTGTGCGAGCGCACGAGGCAGTTCACCTCGTCGATCTGGGCGTTGGGGCCGTTGACGTAGAGCGTCGGGCCCGGGCCAACGAACTCGAAGTCCTTGAAGCGCATGCGCACCCGCGTCGCGCCGCTGGTGCCGAGGATGTAGTCCTGCGGGTCGCTGAACGTACCGGGCGTGAGGCGTTGCCACGTCTTGTCCCTGCCGACCGCCTCGAACGTCAGCGCCCACTTGCCTCTCGTGCTCCAGCCTGAGGCCGAGTAGCTGCTGGATGGCGTCATGCCGACCGTGCGGCCGAGCGCGATGATCTTCGCGCCACCCACGTCGCCAGACAGCGAGTTCATCGCTGCACGGGGATTCTTGAACGGGTTGCCGATCGTGCCATCGCCGGTCGAATCGTCGCCGTTGTCGTAGTCGTAGTAGACGACCGCGCTCGACGGCCTGCGGTCGGTGCCGTCGGTGTCATTGTAGATCGTGAGGGTCGGCAGGTAGGAGATCGCGCCGAGGTTGCTGAACACAGTGGCATCTACCGTGATCGTGCCGCCGGCGAGCGCAGAGCAGTCGACCGTGATGCCGTAGCCCCAGGTCGTCAAGAAGCCGTTGGCGCCGGCGGGCGTGGAGTTGTGCGTGCGCTGGCTTCGGCTGGTTTGGGAGGCAATCGACGACAGCACGCCGTTCACCGAGACGTAGAACTCGACGCGCTGCACACCGTTCTCACCCGCGGTATCGAGGTCGACGTCGGCCTCGATGTCACACGAAACGGTCTTGTCCGTGTCCGATGCGGTGCGGTGCGTGCCGTCGTAGGTGCGCCAGTGCGCGGTCGGGGCGACGGGCAGGGAAGCGCTGACGACCTGGGCGTCGGTGAGCGCAGTCGAGAAGATCGTGACGCGCTTGATGGTGCCGAAGAGGTTCAAGCCGCTTGGGTAGGCGCTCCCAATACCGATTGCCGTAACCGCCGGCATTGTGGCCGACGTGTCTTTTGTCCCGGTTGCGCCGTTAGCTGCGTGAAGACACGAGTTTGTATTCCACGCATAGGAGGATGTGTATTTCACCCCAGGAGCAACGCGCGCCGCCGCCACGACCACAGCCTGATTCGATCCGCCGTTTCGTGTCGCGGCATACATGCCAGCATCTGTCGCGCTTGTGCCGATCCAGTGCTTTTGGGCTCCGGTGCCATCTTCGATCGAGACCGCGTAACCATCGAGATCGCCACCAACTGGGATCTTATTTACGCGATACTCCACCACCACCGTCCCCTGGCTCGAAAGCGCGGTCGCGTGCGAGCCCGAGAGCGTGTAGGTGATCGCGTCGGCGTTGCGCGTGACGGCGGCGGCGACGGTCGGGATGTCGCTGGATGGGAAGGAGCCTATCTCAGCTTGACAATTTCCGACGTAGAACGATTGCGTGCCAGCTCCAGACAACTTGCGGAAGTGGATGCCGCCTCCGTTCGAAACCGATCCTGTCGTTGCAGCTACAACGGTGACAGCAGCATGCTCAGATGTCAATCGCGTCCACGAATCCGGAAGCAATGCTAGGTCTACTCTCCATTCTCCTTGCGCTGCATTAGAAGGATTTAGGACCAACAACACTCCAGACGTAGTAATCCGCTTAATCCAGACGGCCGCCGCGTAGGCAACCCCAGAAGAGATCCCTAAAACTTGCTGGTAAACATCGTTCGCTCCTGTGTCTATTCCTGCGATGAGCGACGCGCTAGACCCATCAATCCACTGCGTTCCGTCCGTCGTTACTGAGGCAGAACCACGCTTTTGCCAAACGGCGTTTGTTAGATCCTTACTGTAAAGCAGCAGGTTCGTCCGCGACCCCTCGCTCATCGCGCCAAGGCACTCCCAGTTGTTGACCAAGTCGAACGGCGTCACGTAAACCGCCGCCGAGGTCGTGGGGTACCAGTTGTAGGCCTGCTTGCCAACGTTCAGGTTGGGGCGGCTGAGCTTGACCGTGGCGGTCGTGTTGCTCGCGACACCATTGCCAACGCGCACCGTGATCGCGGCCCCGGTGTAGGTGCCTTCGAGCGTGATCGAGACCGTGGTGCCGGCGAGCGCCTGCGTCGAACTGGCGAACGTCACGCCATCGACCTGATACCCCGTGATGGTGCAGCCTCCCGGCAGCGAGGTGGCGTCCAGGATGTTTGCGAGTGTGACGGTGCCCGAGACCTCTTCAACCCGGATGCCGATCGAGTAGGTCGTGTTCGAGACGATCGTGAAGGCCTGCGTGATGTAGCTGCGCGAGGCGCTCGTGGTGAACGTGCGCGCTTGCGCGGCGGTGCCCCACTTGCTGTTCGTGTTGCTGTTCGAGCCAGAGCCGACGGTCCAGCCGGTTGGGTTCGCACCAGCGTCGGGCCACGTCGTCTGCAACAGCAGGTTTTGGTATGGCTCGCGCGGGCCCCAAGCGATGCGCGTGCCGCCGCTCGCGGCGCTGGTGGTCTTGGTGTAGTCGAGCGCGGTGGGGCCGTAGTTAATCTGGCCGCCTGCGGCATGGACCGACCCGGTGCCGGACGATGTGCCTGGATAGAGGTAGGCCGTCAGGCTGTTTCCTGCCGTGACAGCGCTGCTCGTCACTACCACGAGCCACCAGCCGTTGCCCTTATAGACACCTTCAATCGCAGACCCTGAGGCGACGGCCGACGATGCCCCAGTCGTCAACGAGAAGTTGGCTTGCGCGATGTTTGTCGCCGTGCTGGCGTTGCGGAGAATCACGGTCACGCTCGACGACGTGCCGGCCTTCACGATGAAGAACGCGGTATGGCTGCCGGTCGCAAACGCTGTGCAGTTTTGGGTAACTCGACCACCGGAAAGCGTCGAGTCTGCTGTGTCAGCAATCAGCGAACCGTCTGGACCCGCGACGGCATTCGCAGTGATCGTGCAGTCGGTCTTCGTCCAAGCCGCATTGTCGAGCTGCTCCGAGTAGGTCAGCAGGTTGTGCGGCGCCAGCTTGATCAGTCCATCCTGTCCGACATACGTGCCCGGGTGCGCGCTGGACGCGAGCGAGCGCACGCACGCGACGCCCACCATGTCGGTGGGGTCGTA